AAGCATTGCCATCGAGTGTGACGCCTGCTTATCCAGCTATTCCTTCGTTGATTGTTACCATGGGGCAGATAGCTTAAATGCCTGCCAAGACTAAAGCGCAGTTCCGGCTCATGAAAGCAGCCGAGAACAATCCAAAGTTTGCCAAGAAAGTAGGCATTCGACCTGATGTGGCTGCAGAGTTTACGCAGTCCAACGTGAAAGGGAAATCGTATGCAAAACTTCCTGAACGACTTAAAGATGGCGGTCCGAGCCTGGCGGTTGGCCGTGGTGAAAAGCTTCCGGCAGATCAAGGCGCGGGTCTTACCGCCAAGGGCAGAGCGAAGTACAACCGAGAAACAGGATCAAACTTGAAGGCGCCACAGCCCCAAGGAGGTCCAAGGCGTGACTCATTTTGTGCTCGTATGGGTCCTGTAGCAAGAAAATCAGAGCGCGGGTCTCGTGCCCGAGCATCAATGAAACGCTGGAATTGTCCGGGCTGGTGAAATGTCCTATTCCGATACTTATGGCCAGGTTTTTAACGTCCAGACGCTGATTGACCACGCTGCGAGGCGCTGTGGCAAGCTTGCTGAGGAGTTGACCAGCGAGCAATTGCTGACGGCCAGAGAGTCCTTGGGCTTTGTGCTGACCAATCTGATCAACATTGGCATTCAATACTGGGCTGTCAAGAAGGAAGTGATTGGCCTAACGCCAGAAAAATACATCTACACCCTGCCAGTAGGTGCTAATGACGCCTTGAATGTGCTTTATCGCACTTTAACAAGGCCTTCTGGCAGTTATTCAAGCAGTGCTGGCGGCAATGCTGCCTACGCAGGGGATGATGATGTTGATACCTACTGCCTGCAAACAAGCACTAATGGCAACATTGCAATCAATTTTGGCACGAGCAACCCGATTTATGCTGGGTCAATCGGCCTGCTCCCCTATGTTTCTGGTGGTGGAAGTGCCACATGGACTCTCACCCTTGAGTATTCGACCGATGGATCAACTTGGAACACCTTGTATGACATCGGATCAGTGGTTGTTACTGACAAACAGTGGGTCTGGTATGACATTGACCCCGGTCAGAGCGTCCAATACTACCGAGTAAGGGCATCTGGCGGCACAACACTGGCCTTGCGTGAGTTTTATGTGGGCAATAACTCGCGTGAAATCCAAATGGCAAGGCTAAATCGTGACGATTACACGAATTTGCCAAACAAAAACTTCACGGCCAATCAACCCTACCAGTTTTGGTTCAATCGCACGGTCCCACAGCCTGAAATTTACCTCTGGCCAGTGCCTAATGAGTGGTATGTGCAGATGACGGTCTGGTATTCCAAACAAATCATGGATGTGGGTGATTTGACCGATGAATTGCAGATCCCGCAGCGCTGGTATTTGGCCACAGTGGGCATGTTGGCGCATCAATTGAGCATGGAATTGCCCCAAGTACCACTGGAGCGCATTCAATACCTCGAAGGCCAGGCTGAAAAGTATCTCAATCTTGCCGAGGCAGAAGAGCGCGATCGCAGTCCGATTTACTTTGCCCCTAACATCAGCGTTTACACACGATAATGCCAATGTTCCTTGACACTGAGGGCTACAGCGACATCGCAATTGGTATTTGCGATCGTTGTCGCATGAAGCGTCCTCACGCCACCCTTGGCCCTGACATTAACTTCCCAGGGTTGATGGTTTGCGAGGAGAATTGCCGCGATGAAAAAGATCCTTATCGCCTACCAGCACGGCAGACAGAGCGCATCAACTTACGCTTTCCACGGCCTGATGTTTCTGTGGCTGCAATCCAGGATAATCTGGTAACCAATGATCAGCAAAATGTCATTGTCTCAACGGAAGGCAATACCCAGACGCCTGAGAACAATGGGAATCTCGATGGAATAGCGGTGTCACCATAATGGCCAATCAAACCATCACCCAGCTACCTACCGCGCAAGCACTCACTGGCACGGAGCTTGTGCCCATTGTGCAAGGCGGTGGCACAGTCAAAACCACGGTAGCAGACATTGCTGCAACGCCAGTTACCAATTACAGCTTTGTCACAGCAACCAGTGAAGGGTCACTAAGCCAATCACGCCAATTAAGCACTTCAGGCAATGGCTTAACGCTGACTGACAATGGCGCTGGCTCAACGCTCGTTCTAAGCCTCTCTGGGGCCGCTGCAAGCCTCGTAGCAGCAGGGACAGGCATTCAGGTCAAGACAAGTGCAACAACGCTCACAGCGCGTTCTATCGCGGCTGGAACGGCAGGATTAAGCGTTGCTGATGGCGATGGTGTTGCTGGCGATCCAACCATCTCACTTTCTGGCTTAGTGCTTAACTTAGCGCAGACCAGTGGCGTTGGATTGCTCACGCGTACCAGTGGCAGCAGCATTGGTGTGGTGACGCTCACAGGTACGGCCAGTGAGATTGATGTCACCAATGGGACAGGTGACGGTGCCAATCCCACGATTGGACTTGCTGATGATCCGATCCTGCCAGGCACGGGCGGGATGATTTTTCCCAAGGGCACGACTGTTGAACGTCTAAGCCCTGGCGTTGAGGGCGCCTTCCGTTACAACACGCAAACGGGCGCTTTTGAAGGCTATACAGCCGCTGGCTGGGGCACGATTCAGACAGGATCAGGGGTTGCGTCATTCAGTGCTGGCACGACAGGATTGACGCCATCCACTGCAACCATTGGCGCTATTGTTCTTGGTGGCACACTCATTTCAAGCAATGGCGGCACAGGCCTTGCGTCATATACAGCAGGCGATACGCTTTACTACGCTGCTGGCACAGCACTCTCAAAACTAGCCATCGGTGCTACATCACGCATCATGACGTCATCGGGATCTGCCCCACAGTGGACGGACCCGGCAACTATTACCGTGGGCACAGCAACTTCTGCCACCACAGCAACCAATCTCGCTGGCGGCACGGCCAATCAGATTGCTGTGCAGTCCAATGTCGGCACTACGACATTTATCACAGCACCCACGGTTGCAAGCACGGTCTTGTCATGGAATGGCGCAGCATTTACCTGGATTGCAGCAGCATCAGGGACCGTCACAGCAGTCACAGCATCAGCGCCACTAGCATCTTCAGGTGGTACGACGCCAGACATCAGTTTGGGCACGGTGACCACAGCTAATGGTGGCACAGGACTCACCACGTACACGGCTGGCGATCTACTGTATTACGCCACGGGCACAGCACTCAGTAAGCTTGGCATCGGCGCATCAACCTACATCCTGACATCTTCAGGCACAGCACCACAGTACACAGATCCTGCCACGATCACTGTGGGCACGGCAACCACAGCAGGCTCGGTGGCCAACTCAGTGACGTTTAACAGCACGGGTGGTGCATCACCTGGCACGACGTTTAATGGCTCAGTTGCCAGGACGATCGACTATAGCTCGGTGGGAGCACCCAAGGCTGATGGCACAGGCGCTTCAGGCACTTGGGGTATTAACATCAGTGGCAATGCTGCGACGGCTACTTCTGCAACATCAGCCACCACAGCAACCACAGCCACTAATGTTGCAGGTGGTGCTGCAGGCTCACTGGTTTATCAAACTGCAAGTGCAACAACATCAACATTAGCACTAGGAACTCAAGGTTATGTCCTTCGTGCTGGTGCTTCAGCCCCTGAGTGGGCAGTGATCGACGGAGGTACATTCTAATGCCAGCCACCAACTTTACGCCCATCCAGCTTTATAGAACCAACACGGCGTCCACCACGGCGCCTTCGGCTGGTAACTTAAATGCTGGTGAACTTGCCATCAATTACAACGATGGCGGGATGATTCTGTTTGCCAAGAACACCACGGGCAACGTCATTAAGTTGATGAACAACCCTGCCAACTTGCTGTATCCCACGGCAGATGGCACTAATGGCCAAATTTTGACAACAAACGGCTCTGGCACTTTATCATTTCAAGATGCGCCAGCTTCGGGTGTATCTAAAGGCCAATCCATCGCTTTTGCTTTGATCTTCGGACTGTAAGGAGCCAATCGTGGCAAACCCAAATATCGTTAACGTCGCTGCCATATATGGCAATAGTTCCCAAACATCTTTGTCCACTACTAGTGCAACGCAGTTGGTAAATAATGCTGCTGCAAGTGGCAAGGTCTTCAAGATCAACAGCATTGTTGTAGCCAATGTGGATGGTTCGACTGCTGCTGACATTACGATCAACATTTATAGCGCGGCGGCATTAGGCGGTACAGCATTCCCAATTGCATCAACAATTTCAGTTCCGGCTGACGCTACGCTGATTGTGACTGATAAGACTACGTCTTTTTATCTGCTTGAAAACCAATCGATTGGTGCCACGGCAGGTACGGCAGGTGATCTTGTTGTTACAGCTAGCTGGGAAGAAATCAACTCGTAAGGGGTTATCTCATGGCAATGCGATACCCAGGTGGAGTGATTCCCACGGCACCAGTGCCTAGTGGACCTTACGAGAATAGTACCGCATCAGGGGTATGGTCGCTTGAATCTCAACTGAGATTTAAGGCTGCTGGCAATTGGCCTACTGCTGGCAATGTTGCACAAGCTTTATGGAGTTGGGGTGGCAATGGCTCGGGTCAACTAGGCCTCAATAATGGTTACGGCAAATCTTCTCCGGTTCAAGTTGGCGCATTAACTAATTGGTCACAAATAGCTGGTGGTAGGTACAACTCTGTAGCTATTAAGACAGATGGTACGTTATGGTCTTGGGGAGCTAACACTAATGGTCAACTAGGCCTAAATAATAGAGTTAATTGTTCCTCACCTGTACAAGTTGGTGCTTTAACGACTTGGTCTCAAATAACTGGCGGTCGAGATAATTCTTTAGCCATCAAAACGGATGGTACTTTATGGGCATGGGGACTTAATCGTTATGGCCAACTAGGTCTAAATGATCTTGTTGACCGTTCTTCTCCAGTTCAAATTGGAGCATTAACAACTTGGTCAAAAATAACCGGGGGTCGAGATCATTCTGTAGCCATCAAAACTGATGGTACTTTATGGTCTTGGGGACTTAACGCCAGTGGTCAATTAGGTCAAAATAATAGAACTTATTTTTCCTCTCCTGTACAGGTTGGGGCATTAACCACTTGGACGCAAGTTTCTGCTGGTTTATATCATTCTGTAGCCATCAAAACTGATGGTACTTTATGGTCTTGGGGCGATAATAGCTTTGGTCAACTAGGTCAAAATGATGTTGTTAGACGTTCCTCACCTGTACAAGTTGGTGCTTTAACGACTTGGTCTCAAATAGCTGCTGGCGGCAATAATTCTTTAGCCATCAAAACGGATGGTACTTTATGGGCATGGGGCAGAAACTTTGGTGGAAGTTTAGGTCTAAATAATATTGCTGACTGTTCATCTCCTGTACAAGTTGGTGCGTTAACAACATGGTCGAAAATAGGTGCTGGTAATAACTTTTCCTTAGCGATTAAAACTGATGGAACTCTATGGTCTTGGGGGCAAAACGCCGCTGGACAACTAGGTCTAAATGATTCAGGTATTTATAGATCTTCACCCGTACAGGTTGGCGCTTTAACCACTTGGATAAAAGTGGCTAAATTGACAGGGGCAAACTTTTCACTCGCCATCAAATCCTAATGAAAAAACATCTTCACTTTCTTGCTGGCGTACCGCGTTCTGGATCAACCGTGCTGGCGGCGATACTCAATCAAAATCCCATGACGCATGTGTCTACAACGTCTGGACTTGGTGCAGCCTTGGATGGATTGGCGACAGCATGGCATCAGAACAATTTGCTGGTAGACAATGATCCTGAGAGAAAAAAGCTAGCCCATACCATGCGTGGTGTGATTGATGCGTTTTACGAAACTACAGACAAGCCTGTTGTTATTGACAAGGCTCGCAATTGGCCCATCCCAGTCATCATGCACGCGATGGCTCAAGTGTTAGGGCATAAGCCAAAGATCATTGCCACGGTACGTTCCATCCCAGATTGCATGGCCTCGTTTGTTCGCGTGGCAAAGCCTGAAGACTTAGATGATTTTGTCATTAATGGCTCACTGGCTAACCACTTAAAAACGTCTTATCTCACCCTGCAACAAGGCTTTCAATACGATCCTAAATCGTTTTTGTTTGTTGAGTACGAAGACCTGTTAGCCGACCCCAAAACTCAATTATCACGGATTCATGCGTTTCTTGACCTGCCTGACTTTGAATACGATTACAGCAATATTGATGGCTCAAGCGTCAAAGAAGATGATGAAAACTTGCACGGCTACGCTGGTCTACATGACATCAAACCCGTGCTTGAACGTCAGCACAATGAAAGTCCTCAAGACGTACTGAAGCATCACTACCCACAGTTTTGCCAGCCTGAATTTTGGCTTGAAAGACCGCGAACTACACCACCCTTGCATGACCTAGATCTTCAACTGGCAGCATCCACAATGGGTGATTTTGCTGAAGGCTGGCGTCTTTGTCAGAAGCTTGAGAAAGAAGAGCCTGAGAACCATCGTGCAGCGTTTAATCGTGGGTGGTACTTGCTGCGCCAGGGTGAAATTCAAAAGGGCTACCAGCTATTAGACCGTGGCCGTATTGTTGGTGTCTTTGGTGACAGAAAGCCCAATGTGCCTACCAAGCCTTGGGATGGCAAGTCCAAGGGCATTGTCATGCTGTACCTTGAAGGCGGCTTAGGCGATCAGATTCACCAGATACGTTATGCCAAGCTCATTGCTGATCGCGGCTGCAAAGTCATTGTGTCATGCAGTGGTCCGCTAGCATCACTATTTGTCGGCGTAGAAGGTGTCAGTGCCGTGCTTCAGCATGAAGCAGCCTTTGGTGTGTACCACGACTTTTACGTGAGTGGCATGTCAGCCGTTGTGCCACTTGGACTGGAGTTTGAAGATTTATCTGGCAAGCCTTATTTGCCAAAGCCTAGGGCCATAAAAGGTCGCAGAAGGATTGGCTTGCGCTGGCAGGGCAACAGTAAGTTTGAGGCCGAGCATCACAAGAAGTTTCCATACCACTTGATGTTTGATGCAGTCAAAGATGCAGATGCTGAGTTTATTTCCCTGCAACGCGATGAAGGCGTAGAAGATCGGCCTTCTTGGGTACGTGAAGTGCCTTTGAATACTTGGGAAGACACAAAGCAAGCAGTTGCATCTTGCGATCTTGTGATCTCGTCTTGTACGTCAGTCAGCCATTTATCGGCTGCTATGGGCGTGGAAACTTGGGTTGTCATACCCGTGATGCCTTACTTCTTGTACGCTCTTGATGGCGATACTTGCCCGTACTACGATTCAATGCGTCTGATGCGCCAAGAAGTTTTTGGTGATTGGACTGCGCCATTTGAAAAAATCAAAGAGCGACTTGTTGAAAAGCAAGCTTTGCGGAGAGTCAAATGAGTCAGCAATATCCTGGTGGCTTTATTACCAAATCGCCCCCGGCGGTTGTTGGCCCTACAGGAAGTCCTCCTGAAGGTGGCTCTGCACCAGGAGTATGGACGCTTGATCAAGCATTGGCTTATGTAAAGCAAGGGTTGTGGCCGAAACCAATTATTGACAAACAACTTTGGTCTTGGGGTACTAACACCAATGGTCAACTGGGCTTAAATGATACTGTTCTCCGCTCATCCCCAGTACAAGTTGGATCTGAAGCGACTTGGTCAAATATAGCTGGTGGTAATAGCTTCTCCTTAGCGATTAAAACTAATGGAACTCTATGGTCTTGGGGTAGTAACAACATTGGCGAATTAGGTCTAAATGATCGTGTTAATCGTTCCTCTCCTGTACAAGTTGGTGCTTTAACAAATTGGTCACAAGTATCTGCTGGGATCATTAACTCTTTAGCTATTAAAACTGATGGAACTTTATGGTCATGGGGTTATAACAACGTAGGCACATTGGGCTTAAATGACCGTGTTTATCGTTCTTCTCCAGTACAAGTTGGAGCATTAACAACTTGGGCAAAAATAGCTAGTGGTAGCAATCACTCTTTAGCCATTAAAACAGACGGAACCTTATGGTCTTGGGGGTTAAACCAAGAAGGCCAATTAGGCCTAAATAATATTGCTAATCGTTCCTCACCAGTTCAAGTTGGTGCTTTAACAGCGTGGTCACAAGTAGCTGCTGCGTCGTATGCTTCTGTAGCCATTAAAACTGATGGTACTTTATGGTCTTGGGGGCAAAATGATAATGGGCAATTAGGTCTAAATGATCGTGTTTCTCGTTCATCTCCCGTACAAGTTGGTGCTTTAACTAACTGGTCACAAATATCTGGTGGTGCCAATACTCACTTTTTAGCCATTAAAACAGACGGAACCTTATGGTCTTGGGGCCGAAACAACATTGGTCAATTAGGTCTAAATGATCGTGTTAATCGTTCCTCTCCCGTACAAGTTGGCGCTTTAACGACTTGGTCACAAATAGCTGGTAGTAATCGCTTCTCTTTGGCGATTAAAACTGACGGTACATTATGGTCTTGGGGCAATAACACTGAAGGTCAGTTAGGCTTTAATGATCTTGTTTATCGTTCTTCACCTGTACAAGTTGGCGCATTAATAACTTGGCTAAGATTACCTAAAATATCAAGCTCAAACTTTTCATTAGCCATTAAATCCTAATTAAAAGGAAACTATCATGTTGTTTGTAAGAATTATCAACAACGAAGTTAAACAGGTGTGGGATACGCAGCCACCAGCAGGTGAGTCAGGATGGAAGTCTGCTATTGAAGTGCGTCCAGCCATTATCCCAAACCGTCAGTATTACACGGGCCATACCTTTGACTTGAGCAAAGATCCTGTGGAGATTGTTTACGGTGTGGAAGACATCTCTGTGGAAGGCCGCAAGGATGCGCTTAAAAACTTAGCCAAGTCAGAGTTTCAGAAAGTTGTGCAAGAAGAAACTCGCAAACAGACTGACGAGTATCCAGAAACACAATATGATGCTGCCGTTGTTGAAGCAGCGCGTTTGGCATTTGAAGCGCGATTTGCACAAATTGATGCTGTTACCACGCACGACGAGTTAGACGCTCTGTGAAGTCTTTGTTTTTCAGTTATGACATGGCAGTAGACAAGGCGTACATCATACGCATTCGAGGCCATGAAGTTTCTGAGCGTAAAGCCAAACAAGCTGCTGCATCATGTGATGCTGTAGGTATGCCTTATGCGTTTTGGGATGCTTATAACGGATTAGAAGGCTCAATCAAACTTCCCAGCCACCACAGCCAAGTGATGAATCTGGTAAAGGTGACGGACCATTACTTAACCCGTGGTGAA